TTCTGTTTTGATGGATGGGATTTGTGGTGCTGTGTTACTTGCTTTGATGTGGTTTCCAGCGATCAGGGTTTCTGCGCTGATTCCTGCATCTTGCAATTCTTTTGCGGTGATTGTGTCGCCTGTGGTTTTTCCGCAGACTTCTCGGTTTGAGATTACTGTGTATGTCATGTGGTTCTCCTTATCCCCAGATTGTTAGGCGGTATCGGTACGAGAGAAATGTGTTCGATTGCGAGTCGTATGTTCCAGACTCTGCGCCGATCACTCGCAATGTCTGGCATGTTCCGCCTAGCGTTCTATCTCCCTCTATTGCTGCTTTGATGGATGTTGCTCCTGTGCCTGCAAGGTATCCGTCGAGCTTGTCCTGGCCTGCTCGCTCTGAGAAGCGCTGGACGATCACATAAATATCTACGTTTGCTTGGTCTAATCCCCGGGCGTTATCGATGTCGAATGTGAAGTCGAGCTGCCCGACGATCGCGCATGGCGGTGTTACTGGTTCTGGGATCAATTCGTAAACGCGAAGCCCTGAAATGGTTTGAAGTCTTGTCTTGAGCGCGTCTCGCACCTGGCTTGGTTGCATCGGCATTATTTAGCCAGCCCATTGTTCTTGCGGAATGGTCGAAGCAAGGCTTCAACGTCTGCGTCTAGTTTGGCTGTGAGGCGCACTGTGCCTAAGTCCGGGCTTCCTGCGATGCCGAATGGCGACTGGCGGCGTGTGAATAATCGAGCTGCTTGGATCAAGGTTGCCATGTTGATCTCTGCTGGCACTGCGTTCCATCCCCAGATGCCGGTGATTCGGCATGCCTGTGGCAAGTAATAAGGCCAAACGTATCGGCCGATTGCAAGTATGCGGTTGACTGGCCATCCGCGCTGTGGATTATTTACTGGCTCAAGCATGAAGTCGCTGGTTGACCAGACGGTATCCCATGTCTGATTGAAGTTATCGTCTGTTGCGACTTCGGTGATTGTGTAATTGTCGTCCATGTTCATTGTCCAGGGATCGAGTGGGGTGTAATAACGCGCCACTGGTGATTGTGTCGTTCCATTGCGATAAAAGAAACGCCCGGTGTAATCGTCAATCATGCGGCTGGTTGACTGGATCGCTGCTTCGAGTGGGGTGTCGTCCACGCTGTCTGTGATCGCAAGCGAGGCCTTTAATTCGGCCAGGGTGCAATAGGCATTAGTTAGGGCCACGCTTCGTCCTTCTTTCCGGTTTCGGCAGCATTGCGCGTTCTAGTTTGGGATCGGCGGTTGCTGTTTCCTTTGCCGGCTTGCGCCGGGTCTTCTTAATCTTTCCAAATATCATGATGAATCTCTTCCATCCAGAAGCTCTTCTGGTGCGGCAATATTGCGGCGGTGTTGACGTGGATCGTAAATCCGAGCGCCTTTGCCCTTCGGCAGAATAATAAATCTTCGCCGATCCATTCTCCGTTTACTGGCCCATCCCAGAACCAGCACCAGTCTTTGCCCTGGTTTGGATCTGCGACTTCGCGCATCTTCTCCAGAACGCTTCGGTGAACGAGCAGGCATCCGGTGCCTGCTGCGTCAATTTCGAAGACTGCGTTCTTGTCGTATTTGTAAAGCGGAAGGAAGCCCTTATCTGAGTCCTGGAATATCGCCGGGACTGGCTTTGGGTAAGGCTTGCCTGGCACTCCAAATCCTGCAAAGACAAGGCCTGCGACGATTGGGCGCTCTTTGTCATGGGCTGTGTCGATCAAGGCGTCGAATGCCTGTGTGCTGAGCTGCTCGTCTGAGTCCAACATAAGAAGCCAGTCGCTGTCTGTGTTATCCAGAAATTGCTTCACGACTCGGTTTCGTTGCTTGGATAAAAGTCCGGAACCCTTGACTCTCACAAATGGCCCGAGCCTGCTGCTCCTTGCTTGCGCGAGCTGTATGAGTCGGTAGGCGAACGATCCGTTTACGGATCCGGGATCGCACGAACCGATTGTTACTTTGTGTCCTGTCTTCATTTGTTTCCCCCTGTTTAGAAGTGTAGGGCGAGTGACTCGGGGGGTGGGCCACTCGCCCTACACAATTAGTGCTTGCCTTCGATTAGAAGGTTGGTGCGCTTAGACCTGTGCCTGAAATAATCGAGGCTGCAAGTGGGTAGCGCTCTGCTGTGTATGCGGCGTAGCCGTAAACGACAGACTTGAGTGTGAGGTTTCCGGCGCCTGTTGCATCGAAGCGAAGGGCGAACGGTGATCCTGGCTGCTCCCAGAGGTGTGATTCGTTTGCTGATACGCAATAAATCTCATCCTGGTTTGTTGTTGTTCCGTATGTTGTTCCGATGTTTGCATCGGTGATGATTGGAAGTCCGAGCATCTGGTATCCGGAGTTTCCGTAGATTGGCGCTCCGCCAACTCCTACTGCGTTCATCGGTGCGTTTGCTGCTGGAACAACTAGCGGACGGTTTGTGCTGTCCACTGCTGCAAGAAGGAACGCGAGGCGACGTGGGTGAAGTACCCAGTGTGTAGGTGAAACGAATGCGTTTGTCTGGATCTGTGCAATCGCATCAGCAAGCTTTGGATAAAGCAGGCCGACTGTTGGTGCTGTTGATGTGAATGTGATTGCGTTTCCACCTGAAGCACGTAGGCCCTTGATTGTGCCGGCTGTGCCTGCGCCATTGAGGATCTGTGAGTCAAGTGTTGTGTGCCATGACTTGATCAAGTCAGCGATTACGAATGTGTCGATGCCTGTTCCGCGCTCGATTGCCTGGCGAGAAATATCTTGCTGGCCTGCGATTGTACGAACATTGATCGTGAGCAGTGTGTCATCCACATCTGTCTCTGAGATTGCATCGTTCTGTGTAACTTGTACGGCTGTAGAACTTCCAGTCGTCATGCGAGAAATATTCAGGCTCATTCCGCTTGGTGGAAGTGCCATCTTGTTTGTCGCGAAGTCTGCGAACGGACGTCCTGCGCGTGCGAATGGAGCTGCAAGGTCGACTAGGTATTGTGGAATCACAAGGCCTTCGAATTGTGCTGTTCCAACATCGCGGCGCTCGATTGACTCTTCACGCATGTGGCGTGCGAGGCGCTCGTTTGCTGAGTAGTCGTTTGCGAACTGTGCGTTGAATGCATCCTTTACGAATGATGCATCTGATGCTGGTGAATATGTGCGCTCTTCGCGTGTAACTGTTGCGGCGCCTGTAGTGCGTGGCATTGCAACATCTGAAACTGCTGCGCGGATTTCTGATGCTTTAACATCTGCATCTGCTTGCGCTTTCATCTTTTCGATTTTTGTATCGAGTGATCGTGATTCTTCTACGAGTGTATCCACCTTTGTGGTTTCCTCTGCTGTTAGGTCAGTGCGGTTCTCTTCTGCTACTGCTTCGAGAACTGCGTCCATCTCTGACTTGACTGCATCACGACGCTCGATCAACTTATCAAGGAAAGACTTTGACATGTGTTGATCTCCTTCTGATTAGGGTTTGGATCAAAGTGGTTTCGTTTCTTCTCGCGGCGCATGTTGGGTGCGAGAGGCGCTCCGGCTTTGTATCTGCTGATTGCAGCAGAATTCTACTTTGTATTTTCTACGATTGCTTTTGCAAGTCGTAGTGAAATGGATCGAGGCGATGTTTCTTCAGCCATTGGCTCTTCTGGCATCTCTTCTTCTGGCATCTCTTCTTCTGGCGCTTCTTGTGCATTCATCAAGGCTGCCATCATCTCGACTGCACGCATAACATAATCGTGTCCTTCTGATAAATCGCTGAAGATATTATTTAGAACGACAAGCGATTCGCCTGAAATTTCGCGGCCTTCTTTGACGGCTTGGATTGCATTTTGCAAGTGTTCCCTAGCTTCTACTGTGGTGGTTGGGTACGCCGGGTAAGTCACGACTGAAACGTCGCCATCTGCAAGTGATAATTCTGTAAGGGTGCGCTCGGTTCTCATATCGTTCCATTTCTGTCGAATCACTCTGAATGCAAAGCTCATCTGGTCAACGTCGCCGCGCTCAACTAGGGTGTAAAGGTCACGAGCTGCCTGGGTGTCTGGTAGATCGGCATTCATGTAGAGTCCTGTTTCGTCTTCTTCAAGGCGAAGCGTTCCGTTCTTCGTGCGTGCCAGTGGCAGGCCTTCGTGGTTGATCAAAAGGCGCACATCTGGTGTTTCGCTTAGCGTCTTGCGAAATGCGCCGGGTGCGATTCTTTCAATGAATGGAAGCGGCACGCTGTCGTCGTTGAATACGGCTGCGTATCCGGAGAGGCGCATGGTTCCGTCTTCTGCCTGGCGTGCCTCTACGTTCTTGATCGTAAAGGTGCGGCGTTCGATTTTCTTTGTCATTTTGCTCCTTGAGTCTTCTTCTGCGTCGAGTGCGTCTATCTTCCTTTGCGCCCAGTTTTGTGCTCGGTCGCTGAAGTTTGAATCTCCGCCCCATAAAAGCCAGGCGACTAATCCTGCGCCTGGGTATCCTGGATCGGATGGGTTGCTGTTCTTCGGCGCTTCGCCGTCGACTTTGTGCCTTGCGAACCAGGGGGCCATCTTCCTGATCTTGTTTTCGGTTATGTTGCCTGCTGCCATGTCACGAGCTGCTCGCTTGGTTCCTTCGGTCAGCCCATCGCCGCCATGTCCATCGCGTAGATACTGGAGTCCACGCTTTGCATTTGCTTGGATA